TGAAATTTATAATCATTTAAAATCGAGCGTTCCAAACCATATTATCAACATTGATGATGTGACTGATTTGCAAAATAACATTGGCGGTGTGGCCGCTGGTTATGTTTCCGCGCACGATGTTGAGCGCATTCGTAGAGAGGCATTTGATGCTGGCGTTAAATCGGCAGGCGGTATTGTTACGGAGAACAAAATAGCCGCAGAAAGCCTTGTGGATGATAGCACTGATAAAGAATTAGCGGAGACTATAAATGCTATGGATCGTGCTACTCTTATCGCTTTTATTGAATCTAATGATTTGAAAATTGATCACACCAAGCTTAAGCACCCGACTGCATTGAAGAATGCCGTTTTGGAAGCTTACAAAAGCACTGTACAAAAAGCGCCAGACGCGGCATAATAAAGGTCTTAGTGGGCGCTATGTAGATTTTGAATGGAAATCCCTGTATGGACTTAAGCACAATCACGATTGCTGATTTTAAGGCCAAGTTCTACAGGGATTTTACCTATAATAACCAGAATCAAAGCCCTCCGAACGCGCCTGTGCCTTATGATGTTGTGCAGGACATTGACATTACAAATGCATTTTCAGATGCGCAGGAAGTATTAAATCAATGCTTATTTGCCGATGGCAATGGCATAACCATTGGTTATTTGCTTTTAACTGCACATTTCCTTGCGCTGGCAATTAAAAGCTCTGATAGCGGTATAAATGGTGGTGGTGGTACATTTCCCGTTCAATCACGCTCTGTTGGCAGTGTTTCAGAATCTTATATGATTCCTGATGCATATAAGGATAGTCCGGTACTTTCTGGCTATACATCCACATCCTATGGCATGCGCTATTTAAATATGGTGCTTCCTTACATCATTGGTAACGTTGTGCCGGTTGTGGGCGGCGTGCAGCCTAATAGTGATATAACCAATAATAACGGGTTATGGCAGGGCGGAGTAATATGGGGTGGCTAAGCAAACCAAGATTACTGTAAATCTTCAGGGTTTAGAGGATTTCAAGACAAAGATAGGTAAATCTTACAAAGCGCGTGTGGGTATTTTGGGCTCTAAGGCTGCCGAGTCTCATGGAGATGGAATAGACAATGCGACGCTTGGCGTCATTCAAATGTTTGGATCTATCACCAATCATATACCTCCACGTGATTTCTTGGTTATGCCTATTGAGCGCAATAAGCGAGAAATACTAAAGACCATGAATAGCCAGAGCGTGCGTAATGCTTTTGAAGCTGGTGATTATAAAAAGGTATTTAGCTTATTAGGTGCGTCGGCTGTTGACTATGTGCAGCAGGCGTTTGAAAGTGGTGGATTTGGGCAATGGCCACCTCACGCACCCAGCACTGTGGCAAAATATGGTGCGCATGCGTTATTAATATTATCAGGACAGCTTCGCCGTGCTATAACAAATGATGTTGTAAAGAAGGGCGAGAAAAACTAATGGCTAGACAAACAAGCTCTGGAATGCCCCAAATGGGTCGTGCGTTTGCGGGCTGGACAAGTCGCATTACGCTTACAAAGCGCACTGAAATAGTGGTAGACGCGCTTGTTACTTATCAGGATTCACAATTTGTTTATAATGGCACAATTCAGCCCTTAAGCCCCCGCCAGCTTAATTTAAAGCCCGAAGGCCAGCGTTCATGGGAATGGCTGCAGATTCATTGCTTGGCAACGGGTGTGTGGGATTTAAAAGAAAGCGATCGCATCATATGGCAGGGTCGCATTTATAAGCTCATGGCGACGTGGGACTATAGCTTGAATGGGTTTATTGAATATCACCTAGCCCGTGACTACCAGACGAATAACGGGTATTGCTAATGCAATCAGTAACCACAGGCACTACAAATCTAGCCTCTCAGGTAATAGCGGCAATCCTCATAGAAGAAATGGGGCTTTCCACTCAGGCCGTATGGTTACGTGAGCAAAATAAAACCATTCCAAATGATAACGGATTGTATATTTCTGTTGGTTTGGTTTCATCGCAAACGGTGAATAATATTACTGAGATTCAGGAAATCACAATAGCGCCTGCAGTTACACCATCCCCCTATGAAGTAAACCTAGTTCAGCAACAAGAAGCTATTCAAATTGATATACTTTCCAGTGCACAGAGTAACCTAGCTTTAATGCGTAATTGGGAGGTGATTGCCGCATTACAATCTATCTATTCACAGCAGATGCAGGAGCAATACTGCTTTAAGATTTTCCGCATTCCACGCTCTTTTGTCGATACTTCTAGTGCGGAAGGTGGTTCTATGCTACAAAGATATAGCATTACAATTAATGCTTTCGTGTGGTATAGAAAGCAAAAGTTGTTAGGAACATACTACGACGATTTTACGACTGGATACTATACGGATCGCAATGGAGCGTTGACGGAAGAGTTTCAGTTTGAGATAAACAGCACAACGCCGCCGCCTTTAGGGGATTAAAAATATGGCAGTTACCAATTTCCTACCGATTTCAGAAATCATTAATATTACTATCTCCCAGACACCGCAGGGACTGAGTCTTCCAAACGTCAACAGTGTTGCGCTCTTTACTAATGAAGCCCCCATTAATCCTGCCACTTATGGCGCATATGGTGTGTTTGTTGCGCCTTCCGCAGTATCATCTGCATTTGGCACAAACAGCGTAACCGCTGCTATGGCGAACGCTGTATTTTCACAGGTGCCAAATATCCTTTCTGGTAATGGCCAGCTTGTAGTAATTCCGCTTATAAGCTCTGTATCCGCAACGGCTGGTACCTTTACCACAACAAACCTTAGTGCAAATATTGCAGGATTCGCTGCTGTTACCAACGGTGATGTGCATGTAACAGTAAACTCAACGCTTTATAGCTTGACTGGTTTGAACTTCAGCGGCTGTACAACTTTGGCGCAAATTGCACAGATTTTTGATAACGCATTGCCTGCTGGTATTAATGTTTCCGCCGTTACCAATACACTTGTATTTACCAGTGATAAAGTGGGAAGCACAAGCACAGTTGCAATTGCCGCTGGCTCTGGTGGCACGGACTTGACTGGCTCTGGTTATTTGAACAGTTCTGCGGGTACGGCAGCCGCAGGCGCAAATAGCAGTGGTGAAACGATTCTCTCCGCTATTACGCGCACTAGTGGGCTTGTTGGTTATTGCCCCGTTATGACAAACCTTTATCTTGAAGATGCCGCAATCAGCACCATAGCCGCTGGTATTCAGGCTCTTGATAATTTGTTTATTCATCAGTTCACTTCATTGACGGATGTGGCGGGTGAAATTACCACTATTCAGCAAGCAACAGAAACAAAGACACGTTGCTTGCTTTATACTATGGGGCAGTCGGCGGCTAACCTTATGAAGGCTGCTTATGTGGGCCGCGCCGCTTCGGTGGATTTTACCGGAAGCAATACGGTTTCCACAATGAACTTAAAAGAGCTTGCCACAATCAGCCCGGATAATGGTATTTCTCAAACGGTTTACTCCACTTTGAATGCGGCGGGCGCGGATGCTTATGTTAGCTACCAAGGCGTTCCGGGCGTATATTCAAGCGGTGGTAACGATTATTGGGATAATCAATATGCAAATCTTGCTCTTAAATTTGCTTTGGAGACTGCCGCTTTTAATTATCTGGCACAGACTAACACCAAAGTCCCGCAAACCGAACCCGGAATGACTGGCTTTAAGTCGGCTTTGATTAAGGTGATGCAGCAATTTGTAACCAATGGTGAGCTTGCTCCCGGCGGCTGGAATAGCTCTGAAACCTTTGGCGATCCGCAAATCTTCAATCAGAATATTTTGCAGAACGGTTATTATGTTTATAGCCAGCCTGTTATTTTGCAGTCCTCTGCGGCACGTAATGCTCGCCAAGCGCCGCTTACACAGATTGCTGGTAAACGCGCTGGCGCCATTCAGTCGGCAAATATCATCGTAGTGCTTAACGCATAAGGAATCAAAATATGGGTACTTTTACTATTACCGGAAATGACACGCTTTCATTGAACGGTCATGTGTTCGTAGATCAGGCTTATGGCACTGTTTCGCAGGTGGCATTTCCTAATGAGCTGGTAACGATTAAAACGGGTAAAAATGGCAATACTGTGCTTGCGCAGAATGCTAGCGGTTTCAATGCTACTCTTACCATGCGTTTAACCCGTGGCTCTAGTGATGATCAGTTTAT